ACCAGAACCGCCAGTTTGACCAGCATTAGTTCCACCTTGAGTACCGCCACCGCCACCGCCTTTAACCAAAGTTAAAGAACCGAATTGTGAATCTGTTCCTGTTGTTCCAGCAGAAGTAGTTGTAGAACCAGCACCACCAGCTCCAATAGTACAAGTGTAAGAAGTAGGACTTAAAGATTGTGAGGTGAAACCAAAAAGACCTCCAGCACCGCCACCGCCGCCGGATTGCTGACCACCACCGCCGCCACCTGCAATAACTAATATATCTGCTGTAAGTGAAGCGTTTGTAATGCTTAAACTTCCAGTCGATGTGAAAGTTCGATAATAGTAAGTCGCATCGTTACTTAAAGTTCCCCCAGAAACCACAGGTTTAGGCGGAAAAGGTGTATCAAATAAACCCGTTGTAATTGCGCCAATCATTAGGCAACGCCACCTACGACGTACCAAGTATCTGTAGCGGTCTTAATGCAGACGGCTGTCTTGTATTGCGCTAAAGTAGGAGAAGCTGCTACTGACCCAGATGAAAGAACTGTGGTAGTTCCAGAGGTAACTGCGCTAATTGTACAAGTTCCTGCGCCTTTGTTAAGGATTGTAATGGCTGTACCCACTGGAAACGCCACAGAAGCGTTAGTAGGAATCTTAAATGCCACCGCTGTGGCTTTGTTCATGGGGACTAGGACTTGGTATTGATCTGTTAATACAGCTGTGTAATCCGCTGTCTGGTCTGAGCCGACAGTAAAGGTAATCAACCCATTGACTGTTGAGGCGGTTAATACATCGCCTGTTGCTGCTGGTAGTCCTGTTGCCATTATTACTCCTAGTATCCCAATGTATTAGTGCCGATTATACCGTAATACGAGCTTCCAACGATGAAGCCATCGGCTATTGGCTCAAGCGTTGTAATAGTTGCCATCATCTTATCCGGGGTGATTTCCCAGTTAATACCTTGATATTGCAGGTTCTTTACAATAGTCGAGCCATCGGGCTGAACGTTAGTAATGAGAAGATTGTCAAAGTAATCAAGGCCAATTATTGTGTCGGTTGGCACGGCTGGGTCTAATAAATCCACAACCATCTGGTCAATTCTGATTGTTGTTGCTGCTCGGGTTGCTATGTATTCGGCTGCGACGTTAGCCACGATTGCATCTGTCTCAGCCACAAGGTCAGTTTGATTGATGCCATGAGGAAAATACTTATCCACCGATGCCTGATTGGTCGCTGTGATAGTTGCCCCGCCAACACGGGCAAAGTTGCCAGTATTAATGATGAGTTTGTCATCGAAAGCAAATACAAGGTTTCGGTAAGGAATCCCGCCGGATTGATTAAACTCTACAGGTGTTTTAGATAATGAGTTCATAACGTCTGTGCGGTTCCTGAATATAGCTGTGCCAGCCCCATTCATGTAGAACGCGCCTGTCTCAGAAAACTCGGCGTTCTTGATTGCCCCAAGAGCGGTACGAGCTGTGCCGGGATCTGCAATACAGGTATTTAACCCTGTAGAAATTGTGCGCATCGATGAAGGAAATAACACTTGATTGAGGATGGCAGATACTCGGGCAGAAGTAGTTTGTCCTGCTGGGGCAGAATCTACTGTAGTTATATTGGCAAGATTGAATAAACGGAAAGCATCTGTGGCTGAAATATCGACATACCCAGTTTCCTGATTGACTGGGTATGTGTATTTGTAATCTGTAATATAACCGGAAAATAGATACTTTTGGGTTGTCGCCGTAGTAGCCGATACGCGTATCTTTCTAAGGGGTGCCAGATACCCGTAGTAAGGCGATGAAGTGTTCTGAGGGTTGAAATATGAGTTAGGGTCTAGAACGCGTATAACAGCCGTACCAGCCTCGTAGGTGTCACGCTGGATATTGCGTCCTCGAGTGATGCTGATGTTGTAGACGTTAGGGGTAAGGTCAATGACGGGTTCAGGCAGGTCAGAAGTGCCAAGGGTATTAGTGCCTAAGATTCCATATTTAGGATCACCAATAACAAACCCTGAATATCCAAAAGTAGCGCCATTGGAGTAATCAAAGGAAACGGCTATCTGTGCTGGTAATGCCATTATCCAAAGGTGCTAACTAGACGTTGGACTGAACTTGGAATACCTGAAAGGCTTTGCACTTGGAGGCTGTCGGCGATGGCTTTAGTCAGGGTTGAATCTCCGCTGATTTTAAGTTCAATGGCATTAGGGTTGTAACTTAATCCTGTTTGGGTGTTATATGAAATCATGGCATTTGATGGCAATGAGTTGGAAGCATTGGTTGTAGGTAAAGCAGGAGAAGCAGGATTTATGTTTGTGACTGCTCGTTCGCCATTTGTACTTAATCCGCCAAGGGCAGCAGCTTTAACCGCTAGACCATTTAAGTAAGCATCAAGATATTGAAATGGGTTTTTGGCATCTGGAAGGCTAGCGAGTAATCTTGAAAGATTGCCAGTTGAATCTTGAGCCATAAGAATCTGATCTGTCAGCCTTTTGGCTTCTGCCTCATTGCCGTTGAGAAGGGCTAATTGAGCTTCTACGCGCTTCTTTTCGTCATCAGATAATTTGCCCTTAAGAGCAGCGACAAGTTCAATCTGTTGAAGGTCAAAGATTTTGCCTTCTTTTTTAAGAGCAGCTTGTTTCTTTTGTTCAGCAGTAAGGGCTTTTTGAGCAGACATTTGCTGCTTATACAATAAAGCCTGTTGTTTTTCGATTGCTTTTAATTTAGCATCATTAGCAACTGAACTGCGGAATAATTCTTTTCCTGGAATGCCATGTGGGACTTTTGACAAATCTTGAGCAGCGGGAGCATTTGAGGCCATACCAAAATAGGCTTGACCAAAAGCATTAGCCGCATTACTAAATAACTTGGCAGCTTCTACCAAACCTGTTCCGAAAGCATCGATGATGCCGCTCAAGTTATTTACTCCCGTAGCAACATTTCCCGAACCGCCACTAGCAAGTGTAAATAAAGCCTGTCCAGCACTTTCTTGGAGATTATTCATTGACAATGAAAGAGCGTCAATTTGTCCTTGATATGTGCTGAGGTAAGCCTTACTTGAACCCTTAAATTTACTATTAAGAATGTCTTGGATTTCGCTAAAAGATTTAGCCTTGAGTTCGGCGTCAGTCAGACCCAAAGAATACTTTTTTAGAGATTTGGTGTTTCCATAATAGGCTCTAGCCAAATCCTCGGTAACAGTAGCAAGATCAACGGCTGAACCTCGAGAGACCTCAATGGAAGTGTTAAGAATAGATTGAGATTTGGCTATCGAACCGGTTTGCTGCAATAATCTTTGAAACGCAGGACGAAGTTGGTCATCAGCAATTTTTGAAGTTTTCTCAAGATTGGCGATGTAGTCTGTAATATAAGGGTTGGCAAATTCAAGTCCAAGGTTTTTGACAGCGTTGGATAATCTTAATGCTGCGGCTGAATCATCTGCAAAAGCCTTGACAGAAGCTTTGCCAAAAGCAACCACCGCCGCTGTGCCAAGGGTAAAACCAAGAGCTGAACCAAGTTTTTTTACATTCTTTTCAAGTTTTACTACAGCACTATCGGCTTCTTTGAAAGCCTTCTTGCCCTTGAACTCGGCGGCTAAATCAATTCTTAAATCTGCCATCAGAATTTATCCTTCATCGAATCAAACTTATCTTTGGCCTTGTAAATTGCTTTAACGACGCCATCTTGGGCTTTTCCACGATCTTCTTCAAATGCTCTGAATATGGCTCGACCCTGCATCTTTTGTTTGTCGCCTTTGATTTCGCCGGGAAGATTAGGTGTAAATTTGCCAGAAATGCCAGACTTGCGACCGGCTGTTTCGTAAATTGCTCCTGCTGCTGATTTATTAAAAATAGAAGCAAGAGCTGAAAAACCTTGGCGATTGACACGGCTGGGAGTTGATTTATAAGTAATGCCTTTACGGGCAATTCCAGAATCATAAGCCACACGTTCCCATTGGCCTTTTTGATTGCCTACAAGCCAACCGCTCATAACCGCGTCATTGTTAGGCATATATCCTCGAGCCTGCTTTACGACAGGCTTAAGAAATGAAGCAATTTCTTTGCTAGTTTCTTTGGCAAGAGTAGGTTCAACTATAGAGAGGGCTTTTCTAAGAGCGACCGCGCCTTGCAGCTTTACTGGCATCTTCCCTCGCCTTCGCTATGTCCTTTAACAGTTGGACGTGATACTTAAAAGCCATTGGAGAAAGTTCTACAATGGATTGGAACGGAACTCCGTACTCATAACTCAGACGAGCCGCGAGATAAGTAACGGAGTTCCGATCTATACCAAAGGGTCGGAATCTAAGACCTCAACTGTCTTGAGAGTCTCAAGGAACGTTTCCCCAAAAGGTTTTACTGTGACGCCTGAGCGTCGCATTGCTTCCCAGCAGAGCCAGTAAATATCTGACTGCTTCTGGTCTTCTAGAAGTGCCTTGTGAAAGCCCTTCTTGGCATACTGCTCGAACGCGTACTCAATCAATGGAGTGATTTCATAATCAGTCGTTGTATTGTCTGACGTTGTAACCCTTAGCTTTGCCATGTTAGCCCCTTACTTAATTATTAGAATGAACCTGTATTTGTTACAGCGATTGTACCTGAAACGTCCCAAGTTACTGACTGCATTGAAAGGTCGCCAGTTGCGCCGTTAATATCAGTAGTTCCATTGACAAGAACTGTCATTGTGTAAAGAGGGTTAGTTGCTGA